CGGGCGAGCCAGGCAGTGAACCAGGCGCAATGCCTAATCCTGCAGAAGCTGGCACACCACCTGTAGCATAAATACATCATGATACTTAGAGAATTGTTTTATATTGATCCTGAAAAACGCCATGTGGCCAACGATCTTCGTTATAGCCCTGAGCGTGACAGCACAGTCTTGCATCGTTCGGATACACGTAAGACTAGATTGACATTAAGACAGATCAATGAGCTAAGAAAAACAAGCGAAGCACATATACTAGAACAGGAAAATGAACTAGAATTTATCCATTCCATGTATGCTACTCCCGTAGCACCACCAGCATAATTTAAAAATAGTTAAAAACTGACTGTTTTCAGCCTATATCCCTGCACTTTTGTAATATTAGTGTAAATATAATACAGCCTTGTATCATCAATCACAGGAGAATAAACATGACTGACCGCGCACAATTTGAAGCTATGCTTGAAGCTTTGATCAACGAAGATCAAGAATCAGCAAAAGAAATTTTTCACAACATCGTAGTTTCTAAATCACGTGAAATTTACGAAGAACTATTAGCAGAAGACTTTACATCAGAAGACGAAAATGCAACTTCTGGCCAAGCTGGTGAAGAGCCAATGGGCGAAATGTTTGGCGACGATGCAGAAGACGACAGCGAAGAACCAGCTGACGATGCAGAAGACGACAGCGAAGAAGGTGATGACGAAGAAGGTGAAGAGAACCCATTCGGCGACGAAGAAGGCAGCGATTCTGATATGGACGATGCAGAACAAACAGATCGTATTCTTGACTTAGAAGATGCGTTAGAAGAATTAAAAGCAGAATTTGAACAATTAATGGGCGGTGATGACGACATGGGCAGTGACGACATGGGCGGAATGGACGCAATGGGCGGTGACGACATGGGCGGAATGGACGCAATGGGCGACGAAGAAGAACTAGAAGGCCAATTGTTTGAATATGTAAACAAAGTCAGCGTTCCTAAAGGCGGTGACAACGGTGTTAACACTAAGTCGTTGATTGACAACATGAAAAACGACATGGGCGGCACTAACAAAAATATCGCTCAATCTTTCTCAACAGAGAAAGGCGGTACACAAGGCGGATTGCTAAAGCCAACTACTAGCGTGGAAGACTTTGGTAATGTTAACAAGCCAGGTGCCAATGCAGGCAAGACAGCGTTCAAGAAGAAAGAACCAGGTCATGGTGCAGAGAAAGCTGGTTCAAGAGAAACAGCAGATAACAAACAAAGTTTGTTACGTCAAGCTAAGAAATAATTAAAACATTGAAAAATATGTTATACCTCCGAGAGAATCTCAGTTTCAACGAAGCAAAAATGATCGTTGAATCTGATGACAAAGATGGGAAGTCCTTGTATATGAGTGGTATCTGTATACAAGGCGGCATCCGCAATGCAAATCAGCGTGTGTACCCTGTTAATGAGATTGGCAAGGCTGTTAAGACCCTTAACGATCAGATTCAAAACGGTTATTCAGTTCTCGGAGAAGTGGATCATCCAGATGATCTAAAAATTAACCTGGACCGTGTATCGCACATGATAACAAACATGTGGATGGACGGCCCTAACGGTTACGGGAAGTTGAAAATACTTCCAACACCTATGGGACAACTAATTCGCACAATGCTGGAAAGCGGCGTAAAATTAGGCGTGTCAAGTCGCGGATCCGGAAACGTTAGCGATAGCGGTTCCGGTGAAGTATCAGATTTTGAGATCATCACAGTAGATATGGTGGCTCAACCTAGTGCTCCGGGAGCATACCCTACACCAATTTATGAACACCTGATGAATAGTCGCGGTGGACTAAGTGCCTTACGCATAGCGGAAGAGGTCAAGGGCAACCCCAAAGCACAGAAATATCTCAAAGAGAGCTTATTGAACATAATAAGCAAACTCCAATAAAAGGAGAAACACATGTTGGATGCACTAAAAAGTTTATTTGAAAACAATGTGATTTCTGAGGAGATCAAAGAGTCAATTGAGGCAGCATTTGAAGGGCGTATTAATGAAGCTCGTCAAGCGGTTGCTGTACAATTACGCGAAGAATTTGCACAAAAGTATGAGCATGACAAGAACACAATGATTGATGCAGTGGATCGTATGATCTCTGAACAATTATCTACTGAGCTTGTTGAGTTTGCAGATGATCGTCGTCAACTTTCAGAAATGAAAGTCAAGTATGCACAGAAGATGAAGAAAGATACTGCTGTTATGAAAGAATTCGTAACACGTCAGTTGGCTTCTGAAGTTTCTGAACTACACGAAGATCAAGTTGCAATGGCCAGTAAGTTTGGTGCATTAGAATCATTCGTAGTTGAGGCTCTAGCCCAGGAAATCACAGAATTCTTCAAAGACAAACGCGAGTTGGCTGAAACCAAAGTACGCTTAGTCCGTGAAGGTCGTCAAGAAATCAAGAAGGTCAAAGAACAATTTGTTCAACGTGCCGCTAAGATGGTTGAAGGTGTTGTATCACAGAACTTACGTTCTGAGCTTACATCGCTGAGAGAAGACATCGAAGCTGCTCGACGTGCAGATTTTGGTCGTAAGTTATTTGAGGCTTTTGCCGCAGAGTACTCGACCAGCTACCTAAATGAAAAATCGGAAACTGCAAAATTACTCAAAGTCATAGACTTGAAAGATTTAGCTATCAAAGAAGCTGCTCACGCAGTTGTTCAAGCTGAACAAATCCTAGAAAGTAAACAAGCAGAAGTACGTGCTTTGAAAGAAGCTCAAGAAAGAAAAGCAATCATTAGTGAACTAGTTGCTCCGCTAAACGCAGAACAACGTGGCATTATGAATGAGTTGATGGAGAATGTAAAGACTGTTAAGCTTCAAGAAAGTTTTAACAAGTACCTACCAGCTGTAATTGCTGGCCAGGCTCCGCAGAAGAAACAGGCACTAGTAGAGGCTAAAGAAGTAACCGGAAACAAGATTTCCAACACCACCCGTAGCAGCGAGACAGATAGCAATATCGTTGATATTCGCAAGCTCGCAGGACTAAAATTTTAAGGAGAAATTTAAATGTCAGAACTACTAAATGGACGTTGGGCAGAAACTAAAGAAGCCCTATTAGAAGGCTTACAAGGCACAAAAAAATCAGTAATGGGCGTGACTCTTGAGAATACTCGCAAGTATTTGCAAGAATCTGCTACAGCTGGTGCCACTTCTGCCGGCAACGTCTCAACATTAAACCGCGTAATTTTACCGGTGATTCGTCGTGTTATGCCAACCGTTATTGCTAACGAGTTAGTTGGTGTACAACCAATGACAGGCCCAGTTGGTCAAATCCACACTTTACGTGTTCGTTATAGCGATACATCTTCAGGTGCTGGCATTGTAGCTGGAGAAGAGGCACTAAGCCCATTCAAGATTGCAGAATCTTATTCTGGTAACGAGAACAGTTCTTCAGCTAAAGCAGCTTCAACTGCTAGCTTAGAAGGCCGTGCTGGTAACCGTTTAAGCATTCAAATCTTGAAACAAACAGTTGAAGCTAAGACACGTAAGTTGTCAGCTCGCTGGACGTTTGAAGCTGCTCAAGACGCACAAGCCCAACAAGGTATTGACGTTGAAGCAGAAATTATGGCTGCTTTGGCACAAGAAATTACTGCTGAAATCGACCAAGAAATCATTGCTTCGTTGTTGTCACTAGCTGGTTCAGCTACACAGACTTATGACCAAGCTGCCGTTTCTGGTACTGCTACATTCGTGGGTGACGAGCATGCTGCTTTAGCTGTTCAGATCAATCGTGTTAGCAACTTGATCGCTCAGCGTACACGTCGTGGTGCTGGTAACTATGCAGTGGTTAGCCCATTTGCATTGACCATCCTACAAAGTGCTACAACTAGTGCGTTTGCTCGTACTACAGAAGGTACATTCGAAGCACCTACAAACACCAAGTTTGTTGGTACATTGAACAGTGCAATGAAAGTTTATGTTAACAGCTATGCAAATGATTCAACTGATATTCTTATCGGTTACAAAGGTGCTAGCGAGTCTGATGCACCAGCATTCTATTGCCCATACATTCCATTGATGAGCAGTGGTGTTGTTCTTGACCCATCAACATTCGAACAAGTCGTATCATTCATGACA